ATCGGCACAAATGGCAACTGGTATCTGGGCGAGACCGACACCGGGAAGCCGTCGCGCGGGGAGAAGGGCGACACCGGCGCGGCCGGAACGACATTCACGCCGTCGGTCTCTGCGGAAGGGACGCTCAGCTGGACGAACGACGGCGGGAAAACGAACCCGGACAGCGTCAACATCAAAGGCCCGCAGGGCAATCCGGGCGAAAAGGGCAACCCAGGAGAGACCGGCGCAAAGGGCGCAGACGGCGTGACGCCGACGATCGGCACAAATGGCAACTGGTATCTGGGCGAGACCGACACCGGGAAGCCATCGCGCGGAGAGAAGGGCGACAAGGGCGATCCCGGCGCGCAGGGGCCTGCGGGCGCAACGCCCGTCAAGGGGACGGATTACTTTACGGCGGAGGATAAGGCCGCGCTGGTGCAGGACGTGCTTGCCGCGCTGCCAGAATGGACAGGAGGAAACTACTGATGGCATTGGATAAAGCAGTAGATTCCGCGCAGCTGAACGCCGACCTGACGGCGGTTGCGGACGCCATCCGCACGAAGGGCGGCACGTCCGCACAGCTTGCGTTCCCGGATGGGTTCGTGAGCGCGGTGCAGGCCATCGAGGGCGCGCCCGACTTGCAGATCGTCGTCACGACCAGCGCGGGCGCGACCGTCACGGCCACGAAGGGTAGCAAGACGGTTTCTGGGACGGCGGATGCGAGTGGAAACTGCACGTTGATAGTCGACGAGGTTGGAACATGGACGGTAACAGCAACGACAGCAAGCACAACAAAGACGGCAGATGTTGTGGTTGGGACAGCTAATGTCGATTTGGTCATGATCGACCCCGTGTTCGGAAATAACAGCTGGGCTGCAATTATTAAGGCCTGTCAAGAGAAACGAGTTCCCAACACATGGAACGTCGGCGACAGATGCAACATGACGATCAACAACAGGACCTATGCAATCGACATTATCGGCAAGAACCACGATGACTACGCCGACGGCTCTGGTAAAGCTCCGCTGACGTTCCAGATGCACACGACTTACGCGACGCAGTATAAGATGAACGACAACGATAGCAACAGCGGCGGTTGGGCAGGATGCTTGCTGCGAGGAAACGGTGGTTTCAAGACGATCAAATCGAAAATGCCGGCAGAGGTCGTGACTGCGATGAAGGCCGTGACAAAGAAGACCACGGCAGGCGGCGCGAGCTCGGCCATCGACACGACGGAGGACACGCTGTTCCTGCTGTCGGAGATCGAGGTGCAGGGCACGCGGACGCATTCCTACGCGGGCGAGGGCACGCAGTACGCGTATTACCAGACGGCCGCGAACCGGAAGAAAAACAGCGCGTGGTATCTGCGCTCGCCGAGGACCAGCAGCACCACCTGCTTCTGCAGAACGGGATGGAGCGGTGAAGCGGACTGGAGCGTCGCGTCCGAGGTGGACGGCATCGCGGCGGCATGGTGCTTTTAAGGAAAGGAGAGACGGGGAGAGGCAATGATCTATCTGAAGGTACAGGAGAATGAATATCCGGCATACATCAGCGGAAGGCTGATCGACCGCGACTGGGACGGGCGCGCGTCCAAGTCCATCACGCTGACGATGACGCACGCGCAGGCCCGATCACGGATCACCGCGACGGGACGCTGACGGTCAAGGCAGAAGGGAGAACACCATGGACACCAAGACCATCATCGTTACGCTCGTCTGTGCCGTGCTCGGCTCGTCCGCGCTGACGGCGGTCGTCAACGCCGTCGTCAGCGCGATACAGAAAAAGCGCGGAAAGGCCACGACGCAGGAGGCGCATCTCGCCGAGATCGACAAAAAGCTCGGGAAAATGCAGGAGCATCAGGACGAGCAGTATCTGGCGATCCTCCGGCTGACCATCATGTCGGAGGAAATGCCAATGGCCGAGCGCCTGATCGCCGGGCAGAAATACGTCAAGCTGGGCGGAAACGGCGACGTGAAAAAGTTCCTGCACCAGCTGGAGGCGCAGTGCGAACGCAATGGAGTTTAGCAAGAAGTGGCTGATCTGCAGCGCGCTCGTCAGCCTCGCGCTCATTATCGCCTGCGCGGCAGGCGCAGACCTGACGGAGATCACGCTTGCGGTGCTGGCTGAAACAACAGCTTCCAGCGGATTCTATCTCTGGAAGGCCAAGAACGAGAACCGCGCGAAGTACGCGCAGAAGTACATGGATAAATGGGCCGAGAAATACGGCCCGGAAGCGGCAGCACGCATCGCGGAGATCGTGCTGAAGGACTGAAAGGAGCATACATATGGAAAACATCAAGAAGCGGCTCGGCAATCTGCTGAGCGTCAAATCCATCGTCACGCTGGTGCTGACGGCGGTATTTGCGTACATGGCAGTCGCCGGGAAGATCTCGCAGGACTTTATGATGGTGTACACCGTCGTGATCGCGTTTTACTTTGGCACACAGAGCCAGAAAGCGCAGGACGCCATCGATGCGGCAAGCAAACCGCAGGAGGACGCGCAGAAATGAGCATCATGAAAGCCTCCGAGCTCGTCAGGCGGCACATCGACGTTGCAAAGAATTACAAAACCGTGTACATGTGGGGCTGCTTCGGCTCTCCGGTCACGGATGGGATCATCACTGAGAAGGCAAAGCAATACCCGGACTGGTACGACGCCGCAAAGCAGGCCAGATTCCGCGGGCTGATCGGAAAGGGCTACTTTGGCTTTGACTGCGTGAATCTCACAAAGGGGATCCTGTGGGGCTGGAACGGCAACAAGAATGCTTACCACGGAGGCGCACGCTACGCTGGAAACGCTGTCCCGGATGTCTCTGCCGACGGCATGATCGCCAAGTGCAGGGACGTATCCGCGTCCGGCTGGGATAAGCTCGTTCCCGGCGAGGGCCTGTGGATGCCCGGCCACTGGGGCCTGTACATCGGAGACGGCTTGGCCGTTGAGTGTACGCCCATTTGGGATAATGGCGTGCAGATCACCGGCGTCGGCAACATCGGCGTAAAGGGCGGCTACAACAGCCGTGTATGGAAGAAGCACGGCAAGCTCCCGTGGGTGGACTACGACACGGAAACCGTCGACAAGGCCGTCGAGGACGCCAAGAAGACCATCAAGGCAAAGGCAGGACTTGCGGACAACACGATCAAATATCTCGCCGACTACAAGTACGGCGATGATCTCCTGAAAAAACTGGCTGCTGCCATGAGATAAAACCTGCCTGGACGGCGGGCCGAAGGGAGTGACAGCAAATAACTGCGCGGCTGGCTCTGCCGAAGGAGCTGGAACACCTCACGCGCAGCGACTGGGAGCGCGTCACTGACGAGGGCTTATTGGATGAAATCGATCAGCAGATTGTGAATCTTTATATCGTGCGCAGGCTCCCGCAGCTGGACGCCGCCGCCGAGATCGGCGTCGACCGAAAAACCATCTCCCGCCGCCTGCCGCACATCTACAATATCGCCCGCCGTCTGGTAGGGAAAACGGACAAAGAGAAAGCGCCATGAGCAACGGCTCATGGCGCTTTTTCTATGTTCCGGGATTGGCTTTCGGACGATAGTTCGGGTTATACGATCTGCATGCGCGCTCCAGCGCGCGGAAGTCGCAGGAGATCTTACAGATGAAGCTGCTCTTTCCATTGACGACATCGTAGTATGTACGATTGGCATGATCCAGAATGGCAAGCTTCTGACGGTTGCAATGCTCGATCTGGTTCAGGAGCAGGTTGCGATACTTCACATCCGGCTCTGCGGAAATGTCGTATTCAAGGATCGCAGAATCAGGAACAGGGACCATGTTGTTGAAGCCGAGAAGACCGAGGCGTCCACCGTCAAGCTTCAGGATGTGCTTGCCGGGCTTTAGATTGGCATGGTTTGGCTTCGGGGATTCCATGGGGACGAAATAGCGGAAGCTTCCGACAGTGAGAACAACGCCGACATAGGGGCGACGCTGGCCCTTGTTGAACGGGACACGGAAGTCACGGGAATGGAGGAAGGAAATATAGCGCTCACTGATGTGGCAGATAAAAAGATTCTCCAAGATTCGACCTTTCCGGGAAAGAAAAAGCGAGACTGCAGAAGTCTCGCTTTTAGTTGCCCATGATTTTTTAAGCCCCTACTTAACGGCAAGGGATTTCCGCTTTTTTGGCTCCCTACTTGACGGCAAGGGATTTCCGCTTTTTTAGCTCCCTATTTAACGGCAAGGGATCTCCGCTTTCATGGGCAGATGATGAACGGCGACGTTCAATCTCTGTAGATTCCTGAAATGGTTGTGCCGCGGATCGTGCGGTGCCAGATTTCAGGATTCTTTCGCGGATCTCTCCGCACCCCTAGTATAAACTCAAAAATGTGTAGAAGTCAAGAGGGGTACTGGGAAAATTTTTAAGAGGAAAGCATGTCCCACAAATGGTACACAGATGTCCCGGAACTGTCCCCCATAAAAACCGGGAAAGCGGCAGAATGAGAGTAGGAGCTGGCCAGCTTACTACTTTTACCGGAGGATTTTTTTATGGAATACGCAAGCAAGGGACTCGCGGGGACTGCGCTGGGCTTTGGCATCGGCGGCGCCGCGATGAGTCTGGCAAACGGCGGGCTCGGCAATCTGCTGGGCGGCCTCGGACAGAACAACCGGGCGGCTGCCGCAGAAGTGA